CTACCACTACCACTACCACTACCACTACCACTACCACTACCACTACCACTACCACTACCACTACCACTACCACTACCACTACCACTACCACTACCACTACCACTACCACTACCACTACCACTACCACTACCACTACCACTACCACTACCACTACCACTACCACTACCACTACCACTACCACTACCACTACCACTACCACTACCACTACCACTACCGCTTTTTGTTGGTGCGGCGCCAGTTAATTGAGAAATAGTTTGAGCCAATTCCTGTGCCAAAGCATTACGTTTTTCTTCAACGCCAAACCGTGATTGGTAAACGGCTTGTTGCAAGGCTGCAAGCGCTTGCGCTTGCGCGTTTTCAGCTTGGCTTGTATATCCAGCACGTTCTTGACCCAAACCAGTATTAAACAACAATTGTGCCATTTGAGACTCTGCAGCACGAGACCCAGCACCCTGTTGAGCAAGTGCGCTGAGTGTGTTGGCAAGATTTTGAAAATTAGCAGCACCTTGTTGTGCTTGCAGTTGGTCTGCTTCTATTTGTCCACGCACAGGTGCGTCCGACACACCATAGGCGCTTAAATAATTAGTTAAAGCATCTGGCGCAGAACCAACCTGTGCGGTTATTCCAGCATATGGATTGTTTTGATTTGCAGCCAAGTATGCGTTTAACGCCCTATAACCCTCATCGCCAAGTCCTTTGGCAACATCGTAACCCTGACCTATGTTTTGCAATGCTCTATTGTAAGCACCACTAATTGCGCCTTCGCTTACTTTGCTTTGGTCTGCAATCATTTTTAACAACGCATCAAAACCCGTGTTGTAAGAACCACCCGTGTAGTAGTCAGACAAACCAGACGCTTTTCTAGCGTCTTGTTCTTTTTCGTAATTAAATTTAGCTAGCGCAAGTGCGTCACTTGCCGTCATGCCGCCACCATAACCACTACCGCTTGTTGACGTTGGTGCTGTTGTTGGTGGTTTTGGTGGTTGCATACCGTAGAAAAAATTACTGCTTGTACGAGCAAAAGCTTCAGCATCTGGGCTAGGGCCCGGTATTGGGGGAACTGGCGACGTAACTCTATTTTTTGGTGCCGCACCAGGGTTCCAAACCCAAACAGAACCATCTTGTTCAACGTTTGACATTATATTGCTCCTGCTCTACGTGCATAAAGCTGACGCGCGGCGTCAGCAATAGCTTGTGCTTTTTCTGCTTCCATATCTGCTAATTGATTCCTAAAAGCCTCAAGACGTTGAGCTTCAGTTAGGTCGTACATTCGTTGTTGCTCTTGTTGCTGTTGGTCAAATTCTGAAAAACTACGAGCGCGTTGTTTTGCAAAATCTTGCAAACCACGCGCGAATACGCCAGATTTAACATTCGGACCAACCATGCCACGACGAGAATATCCCGACACAACCCGTGGTTGTGCTTTATTGTATTCTTCCATCATTCCTTGACGTTCGCGAGTGCCACGTTGTTGTGAGAGAAAATTGGCGTACGCATTCATGGCGCCTGTTGCGCCATACTGCTGCGTATACCCGCGCCTACGAGCCTCGTAATCAGCTGGATTGTAAGCCATTATTTAATCCTTTGATTGGAAACAATTTTGTAATCTTTACGATTATTTTTATTAACTTCAATTTTTAATCTTTCAATTTCTTCATACAGATGACCAATCTCATGTGATAACGAAGAAAAGATTTGCTGCAGCGAAGCGGCATCAGCACTTTTCAAAGCGTTAATAACAGGCGAGGTCCAAGTTTTCATTAACTAAACACCTGCGAACCCAACACAAGTTGGTCACTATCGCCAGCAACACCACTAGTGCCGTTGCTAGCTGCGGTGATGCGCCCTTGCGCATCTACCGTAATATCTGCCGCCGTATATGAACCTGGTGTAACTGCTGTGTCGGCAAGTTTGTCAGCAGTTACCGCATCGTTGGCAATATCGGTTGTGCCGATAGCGCCAGCATCAAAACCTGTGCCGTTCTGCAAAGCATCAACAAAAGTTTTGATGGCGGTAAAATTGTTATTAACTTCACCAGCCTCAGCAATAGTTCCGTTAGTAAATGAGTAAAGTCCTGTAAGAGGCATTATCCGGTCATCTTTCTGTTGTTGTATTTAATAGCAATAGAGTCAAAACCCCAATCTTTAGAAATTTGTCCAGTAAACAAAAGTTGTACTGAACGAGCAAATCCAAGATTAGAACCATTCAAAATTTGGACACCAACAGATTTTTTACCCCATAAACCTTCGCCCCAGTTGTCTACCCCCCATTCCATACCGGTGCCTGATGCGCCAAGAATTACATTGAATTGTTTACGTTCAGAACCAGTAGATTCTTCATAGTTGTGAAACACTTTTACGTTGATTGTTCGTTGAGTGTCAACCTGTTTGAACGCTATATCTGGACGGCGAAACATTTTCTTTTGGGCATAAGTTCTACCGTCAATCCAACCTGTTCGATAATAAGAACTAAAACCCGTTGCAGTACCATTAATATTGTCTTGTTCTTCTTTATACATATCAACTTTCAACACATAAGCTTGTGTTGGGTGAATAAACAGTCGAAAGTTCTCGTTGTTTGAATCAGTCCAGTCAATGCCACCAATGACGCCTTTGCCGTCATGGGTGGCAAACTTCATGTAAGCACCACGAGGACCAATAGTTGGGTCGTACACAAAACTAGCGGTAGGAGCGGTAGCTAAACCATCGGGGTCGTACGGCAATGACACCCAAATACGACGACCAACATTCGAAACACTATAAGGTTCCGTGCTTAACGTAGATAGTTCTTTGTTGTCAACCATTGGTCGTAACTGGTCAAAAACGTCCCTGATAACAGAACCATCATAAAAAAACAAACCTTCTGGCACTGAATAAAAAAACACACCTTGTTCCGCATCAGCAATGCTGTTGCGGCTAGAACAACCAAGAGTTGTTGTCAATTCAACAACGTTAAAGTTTTCTGAATCTGTACCCAATAACAAATAGATTGCGTTTGTTTTAAAAATAACCAACTGGCCTTGCACAACAGCTAAACCATTGATGCCACTACCACCAGCTTTAAAGTCAATAAAATCATCTTCCACCCAGGATTCAGGTAAGCCTTCATGCGACCAGCGCAGTCGGTCAGGATAATTTACGCCATCTTCCCTTGTGTTGGCTACGAACATTTTGTTCGCATGCACAATGTTGTGTTCTGCTTTTGGCATAAACCCCGACGTAGGACTTGATGTTGGTTGCCAAGAAGGACCAGAAGCGGTTAAAGCCGTTGCGTAAGTATTTGTTGTCTGCCACTTGTACCCCGCAGTTCCAGAAGCCCCCGTACTGATATAAAGCGTGTCACCCCAGTTAGCGAACGATGCGCCATGCGCATTGTTTGCAACGATGTCGTTGCCGGACGAAAACTGCAAAGTAGAAAAATCTGCACCAGTAGAACGATAAACCTTAGTGCTGTTTGCCAACATAATTGTTGATGTAGCACCATAAAACGCATGCAGTTTGTCGGGTGCCCAAGTGCCCGACACAGCCGTAGAGTTTATACGTTGCATAGCACCACGACTAAACACACCACCACGAGGGTCAATCTCAACGTTCAGCATGTCAGGAGATTCATTCCTAGCCAACAAAAACTGGTCGGCACGAAGATTCAGGCCGCCAGTAAAATCGTCGTAACGCTCAAGAAGAATCTGCGCCATTAGTTACCTAACGTCGCACCAAGAGTCTGCAACCAACGTTTCATCGTTGGATACTGTCTACCCCCAGACATCAACAACGGACGTGCACTAGGCGTCTTCATCAAGTCACGGCGAGCCATTGCTACGCCTTCCTCAAACGAACGCATATACATCTGTGAAAGCTCTGGGTCTTCTTGGCGTTGATAGACACGAGCCAAAGCAAAATAGGCAAGAAGAATATGGAACCATTCGTCAAGGTCAATTGCCTCGGATGTGTTGGACATCCAGGTGTAAACAGGGTTCCTGTACGCGCGCACGGTAATCGTGTAAACAGCATCAGGTTTCGGGTATAGGTGCAAAGCGCCATCCCAGATGGCGTAAAAGTATGGGCGTGAAGCCGTGTCGGTATTACCCAACCAGATTTCCTCTGCGTTGTCGTAGGGAATCATCGTTAGTCTCGAACCAGACGAAGAAGTTTCTACAAGAGAAATGATTTCTCGAATATCGCCAATTGTAGATATTGTGTACGGACGTTGGTTGGCTACCGTGTTAAAAGTGTAGGACTCTTGATATTTTGGATATCGGCGTTCCAACGCAACAATGCGTTGGAAAGCCTCTTTAACAGCGTTGTCAATAATGCTGTTTGGAATATCTGTGGCGTCAAGGTCCGAGATGTCGCGAACCATTGTTCGCACATCAGCAAGGCTCATCGTCATTAGGCTTCTCCCCTGCTACGCAAATGCCCCATGCAATAATCGGTGCCTTTGGCTTTTCTCCCCTCACAAGTGTCATCGTTGGCAGCACAAAAATTACCTCTGCCAAGATAGGGACCGCTACCTGCGGCTAGTTTAGAACCAGCTACTTCTGCTGCGGGTCTGATACCCGATACTGGAACTCCATGATATTCGTGGGACAATATTGCGTTCTTCATCAATAGTTGTCCTTTTCGTTACTTGGGGTATGCCCCGGAAGGTGGTGGGCACACCCCAAATTACGAATTAAATTTAACCTTTGTAGGTTCTTCCTGCCTTCATTGAGGAAGGGGTTTGTTTGCGGGCATAAATTCCAATAGCTTCTTTGCCCTTCAACTTATTGTTCCAAGCAATTGCTGCTTTGGCTTCGCCAGTTTTTCTTTTGGCATCGGCTTTTTGACCGCGAGTTAATTTGTTGTCTTTCTTTTTTGCAGCCATTGTTTCTCCTTAAATAAATATTGGGTAAGGGGCTTTTATCCCCTTACCCAATATAACAGATTAACTAAGCAGTCTTAGCTGTTAGCTTGCCCTGCTTCTTTGCGTTACGGCAAGTAAGGTTGCCGTAGCACATAATGAGAGCATAACGTGCATCCAAGTTTTCTGGGCGCACAAACTCTGTCTGCTGGAACCACTTACCTGAGTGACCGACAAGTGTGAGGTACTTGCTGTTCAGGAAGTAGAACACGCCAGCTGTGCAATGCACATCGTACATTACAGGAGCAGCCTTAAACAGAAGGTTCTGGAAACCAGCATCTGCTGTCTTGGTGTCTGTGTAACGCAACTGTGGTTGCAACAAAGCCTCATACTTCTCAAACAATGTTTGAGTTGTAAGAAGCACGTCTGGGTGGTCGTTACCAACCGAAACCGTGTTGTAGGCAGTTGACATCTGTGCGAGGGTCAAAGCACCAGCGGTGTTTTCCTCGTACGAACGCCAGAACTCGTTGCCAGCTGTTGCACGGTTAATACCGCCAACAGTACCGGATGCCTCAACAATGTTGCCAAGACCGTTCCAGTTTTTGCCTGAGTTTCCTGTGCCATCTGCAAAGAACATTTGGTTGAAACCTTCACGCATTGACTCCTCAGCCTGCATGATTTTGGCTTCCAACAAGTTGATGATTTCTTGTTCGCCGTTGTTCTTTCCTTCTTCAATACCGCTGATTGCGATTGAAGCAGCGTACTGCTTCCACTCGTACTCAGCAGCCGAGATGCCTTCTTGGGCTGTCAGCGAAATTGTGTCGTACCCTGAGTACGATGCAACTGTGCTGTTCTGGCCGTAGATAAGCGGCTCAACGATTTTTGTACCGCCGTTGAGCATGCGAATGCGGCCCTTCTCCATCAACTTGTAGGTCAATGGGCGTGCGGTGAACACGTTGTCTGTCAACGTCGCGCGATAGTTCGCGAGGGTAGTTGACAAAAGTTCGTCAAAATTACTATTTGCTGGCATTTAAATTCTCCTGTTGTTAGTGCTAGCCGTTAAGTTGGCGTTTAGCCAACTCGAAAGCATCGCGAAGTGTGGTTACTGGTTTAGAAGACACGTCGGCGCTTTTAGCAGAAGCGCCCTTAGACACAACAGTCGCTTCCCGTTTCGCTTGAACAATAGCTTTTTCTTCTTCTGCTTTTTTGGCTTTTACCTGATTAGCAGTCAAACTTTGTTCAAAGATACGGTCAAACGCTGTCTGTTTATAGACGGCTTCTAGATTGGGATTGCCTGTAGCCAAAGCCTTAGCAATTACCTCATCTGCATCAAATGCGTCGCCATACTTCTTGGACAGAAGCTCAACAGAACGCTCCAAATCTCGCACAGCTTTTTCTTGTTCAAATGCTTTGATTCGGGATTCCAATTGTCGGTATTGTTTTTCCGCAGGGTCTAAATACAATTCGTCTTCATCTGACGGTTGTTGTTCATTCAACCCATAGTGTTGTTTTAACAATTCCAAAGTGCTTTGAGGGTCGTTTTGCAAGGCTTCTTGCAAAGCAGCACCAAATTGCACCTGCTTTCGTTGCTCACTCAATTCCTGTGTCTTGCGCGTATAATCCGCTTGACGCTGGTATCCAGCAAGCGCCTCTTTTAACGGTACGTCAATTTCTTCACCAGCAACGTTTAGCTTGACAGGTCTGTCAGCATATTCGTCCCAAGCAAAATAATCGCCATTCGCTTCAAGGGCTTCACCTATTTCCGTGCTGACTTCTGCTTGTCCAAGTTCTGGGGCTTCAATTGCACTATCAACGGTGTTCTCATTACTCATAGAGTCCTCCAACGGTTTGCTCTATACCTAGAGCAAAACCGTTACATAGGTACTTGAGTATTTGCCAACGGAGCACCTTGCGCAAGCAGTTGAGACAGAATTTCTGGTGGGATATTAGATGGCATAGCCATGCCACCAGTAGGTGGCATTTCCTGTGGTTCTGCCAATGGTCCTTGTGGCATTGGCATTCCGCCAGGTGTTTCAGGTGGTTGTCCTTCTGGGCCAACGCCTTGTGGTGGAACTGGCATCATTGGTTGTGGAGTAACAAACGAACCAGCACCACGAATACCAAAACCATACTGCAACACATATGTTGCAAGTTTTGGCATATCAAGAATGCCAGCACTAGCAAACGGGGCCATAGCGTCTACAACTTGCATAGCCATCTGACGACGGAATGACTCGTTAACTGGTTGAGTTGAACCACCTTGCACAAGGAAATCAAATTCACCTTGGATGTAATCTCGGTCAAACTTTAACCACACAGGCTCAGCTTCGGAACCTACAATACGAATAGCTTGCTCACCAGTCATGTATTGTTGTGCAAGCATAATCAAACGACGACCGCATTCACCAATAGCTTTTTCAACAATAGCTAATTTGTCCGAAACACGAGCGTTGGCAGCATCTTGGATAATTGCTGCCTCCGTAGCGGTGCGACGAATTTCTGGCATTCCACCACCTTGATATTCGTTAAGTCCAGAGACTGAACGAATATCGTCCGAAATAAGCGATGATTGGTTGTAGAACTCTGGCGGGTTAATAACTGCCGGCATAGGTGCAACAACACTATTGATACCTTCTTCCGAAATAACAGGCACCATCACATTGTCTTCATCGGATTCAAGGGCATTGCGACCATCAACATCAAACGCAGTTTCTTTGTACAGCCATTTACGACTAAAGCGCTTGCGATGATTCATCATCTGTGTGCGAGTTAAATTCAACTCGTGTTGCAAAGGCTCAATAGCTTCCAGTTCGCCCATTGGGTAAAAATAATCTGGCACATCATAGTTGCGAATCATTGTGTACGGATGACCAAACAAGAACGGCATTTTTGTTGGCGAGATAAGGAACTTGTCCGAACCATCACAGAACACCGACATTGTGTTTCGGTCAATGTCGTACCATTCCCAAACCTCTACATACGCATCTTCTTTGTCAGTTGACACTCGTGGGCGGAATTCGTCTTGTCCCCATTTTGAGTAATGCGATGGCGCAGCGTCACCGCGAGCCGACGCATTGTAACGTTTATCTTTTTTGACATCTTCCATTGGACGACGAGTACGTTGTGCAATCCAACGAATATCATCCATTGATGTTGCATCAGGGTCAACAAACATATCAAAAACAGAAACGCGTTCCAAAAACGCTCTATCTTCTTTGATAATCAGTTCTGACTCAATTGCTGCTTCTGGACTAGGTGTGGTTAATTCGTCGTATGAATCAAATGTTGCTGTTTCTTCTTTTGCTTTTTCTTCTTCAACGTAACGATAACCAGTCTTTACCCAACCATGCCCACAAATAAGGAAATCTTTTACAGCACGACGGAACTGTTCTTGGCAACCATAATGCTGCCACCAATAGTTAATAATGGCCTCTGTAACAATTGCTTTGTCAGCATCTTCTGGTCGTTTGGCATTAACTGCAATTTTTGGGTGGTTGATAGATACTGCAGGTGAAATAACGTTAATAGTTGCAAATGCAATATTGACTAACAGTTGGTCTTCTTTGATGTCGGTGCGATGATGCTTACCTCGATACAGGTCAATCAAACGACTCCACAGGTCGTCGTAACGTTCTTCTCTGCGCCAACGACGTGATTGTTCAAGTTTGTTACGATACTTTGTTAATAGTTCTGTGTTGGTTATACGTGCCATTATTTATCCTCTTTACCTTCATGCCAACCAATGTGCTTATCTAACTTACTACTAACCTTGTCAACCTTTGTTCCAATCAAGTGCAACAACTCTCTGCCTTCTGCATGTTGTTCCGAGTTTTCTTTACGCAGTTTGCTG